AAGTTACTGGGGAGAGGATACTTTCCGAAACAAGGTTTCGGCACCCTCCAAATCGAGATCCAAGTTCGCACCCAAAGCATGCATCTCAACTTTGGATCTGATCCTCCGAATAATTTTCTGGACGTCGGAAGGCGACGCCTTCCGGTCTAAATACTCGGAAAGAAAAGTCCAAGCATGCTGTGCCACAGCCTCCAACGGATCACGATTTTGGGAAGCGATCAGGGTAAAAAAATCGGAAGGAGATACAGCACGAAAATAAGCATCTGTAGCAGCTTTAATGAATTTTGGTGTACTCATACCTTACTCCCATCGTTTCATGCGTTCCGTGAAACGATCCAGTTCCCCAATTCGTGAATTCATCAACATCGCGTTCGCATCTCTCAATGCTTGTTGTTGGGCTCTGAATTGATTTTGAAGAACAGCATTATAATCATCCGTAGCTTGCTGTAGCCGAACTTCCCGTTGGGCCATCATCAAACGTTTTGCCTCTGCTTCCGCTAAACTTTGTTCATGATTCCGGACCTCTTGTTCCGCTTTCCGTTCTTGCTGTTCCCGATAAAAAGCTGCCTGATCCTCCGTTCTCATGTTTTCGGGGTGGGCAACAATTTCACCTTGTGCATTCGTGGTGAAATCAGGACGCCAACCTGCCTTAAGGTCATGCGTCCAAGTCGGGACTCGACTCGCAACGTAGCCCCCACCGGCGACGCCAGTTAAACCCCAACCAAGTTTTCCCAACACGCTCCTCTTCGAAGTTTTCTCAAGACCCTCTTCTGTGAGTTCTTGTCCCAACTTTCTCGTAGCGGAGGACCCGAACCAATTACGAATTCGGTTAAGCCGAGTCCCCGCCGAAGCTGTGGCACCACCGGCGGCTGCTTCATCAGCCAAGGAAACAACACCTCTTTTCCAACCTCGTAATCGTTTCGCCAAACCTTTGGCAGCTTTGATCGGATTTCTTCGAACCGCAGCCAACAATCCGGCAACTGCGACACCGGCTCCCACCATAGAAGCCTCTCGCTGCAATCCCGCCAATTTCTGATCCAACTGTTCCGGATCATTACGATGCTGCCGAATTACCTTATCTGCTTCTTCGGCATAGTGTTTTTCCGCTAAAGTTTCCGCCGCAGACGTAGCAACCTCGGAACCCACAAGCCCCCCGACCATCCCGGGTGCCGCAACTGTAGCACCTGCTGCCAAAGGAGCCATACCAGCAGCCAACAATCCCGCAGCGAATTTTCGTTTTGCTTGGGGATATGTATTTGCGATATCCTCCTCCACCAGATGTTGGAATTCCGACATCTCATCCTGGCTATCCACAACTCCCGGAGCCCGATACCCAAATTCCGTTCCCGGTTTGTATTCTTGCCCAGGAACATAATCAATAGCGGGATCATAACCCGTAAAGGCCACATCAGGATCAAGGAGTTCACCCGTTTCGAGATTCCGAAAAGCGTGACCGGCCCCCAATTGAGTATCCCGGGCCGTAAATAAAGTCTGACGATGGGGATTTTTCGAGGAAGCCCCCAACGTAAACCCTTTGAAGTTTTGCGTTCGTTTCGCCATAACACTAACTCCCTAGACAAAAGATGACGAGGTTGGAATGAAACCGTCAATTACGAGGTCAAATCCCCTTCCTGGCCAAATCCTTGGATCGGTTGCTGAGGCTGCTGAGGTTGTTTCGGCATCGAGGGACCTGAACTTTGCAAGAGAGGTACTGTTTGCGAATTTTGCACCGGGAACGTTGTAGAATCCGTGATCTCGAATCGTTTGGCAACTTCATTATCGAAGTTCTTGGCATACTCGTTATATGCGATCTGGGCTCCAGCATGATCCCCGTTCCGAATCGATGCCCGAATTTGTTGCAACGATTGATTATACTGACGAAGAGCCTTACCCCGAGTGTTATATCTCCGTTGTTCCCAAGCATTGAAGTCGATATTTTTCCGCCTCTCTTGAAGCTGATTTCGTTTTTGGATGATCCGGTTGCAAGCATCCTCATCCCCTTTCATTAGGGCCAGCAAAGTATCATCTTGGACAGGGGAATTTTCATTTTCCCCCGAAGAACCCCGGAGAGATTGAAAAGTCCGATAGGTGTTAACCGCCTTTCCTTGTGTCTTATGCCAATTCATAATGGATTGACGAATCCGATTTTGAATTGTTTCGGCTCCCTTTCGCTGAACGGGATTTAAGAAGTTAGCCCCTTCCTCTTCAGGATCAGGATTCAGTTGATCGTCCAATGCAGCATCCATCTTTTCGAGATAATTCACTGCTCCCAACGAATGGGGAATAGGAAGATGTTTTCCACCTTCCTGAGGCGACTTCGGAAGTTCGTCACTTCCGTAAGTCGTCAGGAAATCGGAAAGCGTGTTATGGACGAGAGCATTTCCATCCCCGGTCGTCGTTCGACCAATAGCATCAGTAAATCCTCCGAGACCCTTAGAGAAGTCCATACTTTGAACCACAGATGCCGGATCTTGAATCTGCTCCAAGTTCAGAGGTTTAAGAGATTGGAAGCTCTCCACGGCCCCGTTGATCCTGCCAAAGACTCGACGTAATCCAATACCGGCATCAGACTCCTCGTCATCATCGCCTCGTGGATCGAACCCTTGCTGTTGCAGACGGGCTTTTTCTGCTGCCTTTGCCTGTTGGAAAGGATTATCCGATCCGCTATGGGTTCCCCCGAAGGCACCCCCGGTTTTATCAATTTCCGTTTGAGGAATCCCAACACCCTTTTGGGCTGCTCGTAATTCCTTTTCTGCTGCCTGAAGCTCGGGTCCTGCAATCTGGTTGATCTTGTTGGCCGCAAACTGATGGATGACGTAATTGAGGGCTCGTTCTTCGTCGGCGGCTCGCTGAGCCTCCATCACGTCCCCGTACTTGGTATCTGTGTAGTTATCCAGCGTAGCTCGGAGAAGTTCCTCGGAAGCTGCAATATCCTGATCCTGTTCTCGCCATTTTCGTTCTTGCTCCGCCCTTGCATCTTTCCAAGCCATAAGACGTTTGTCCCGACCCATCTGATGCCACCGATCCCCCAGGCGATTCAAACTATTGTCAATCATCCGGGCCTGTTCCAAGTTGGCCTCATGCTGCATCTTTGCTTCGGCCTCCCCCTTTCGGGCTAGGAGATCCCCTTGATGCTGCAACGCACTTTGGACTTGTTGGGTGGACTCAATGTTATTTCGAGCCGACCGTGGATCAACCACGCTTCTTTGGGATGTCGCCAAAGGGTCGTTGGTGAAAGGATTTGCGGCCATTGCACACCTCACGAAAATTTAGTCTTGACTAAACAAACCAAATGTTGCAGCACTGGCAACAGATGAACCACCCGAAATACCTGCGGCACCTAACATACCGCTGGAACTTGGTTGTTTGGGCTGATATCGTCCCGGGAAAATCACAGGAATAGCACTCAACACAGTGCCCACGATACCCATAAACCGATCCCAAGTTCGGTTTTCCAACCCGATCTGACTTTCCGTCAAAGCCCCTACAAAAGGAGCCATAGGAATATGAGTAGCCCATTCAGTTTCCAACTGGACAAGATTCGCCTCTTGTTCATTTCCGAGGAGTCGAAGTTTGTCGGATTCCATTTGAGCATTGGTAAATACCTGGGTTGCCAAAGTTGTTTGATCGTTTTTCCACTTGTTGATGTCGGAAATTGCATTGGTGTGAGTATTTCCGGCTGCGGTCAACGTTTGAGCCGCAAGACCCCCCAGATTTGTCCGAGCCTCATTCTTGGCATCGGTTGCCCATTTACTTCCTTCCGCAAGCATACCCGTTTCCTGTTCCGTTTTCCAAGTTGATGCGTCAGATTTACGGGTGGCAAGATTGGATTCCGCTTGCTCGGTTGCTTTTACTTTTTGTTCTGAGGAGGTCAGATAGGCATCTGTTGCGGACCGAACCCCTTGAGAAGTCGTGTCCCCGACCGCTTGAAGTCCCATTGCGGAAGCTTGTCCGTAACCAGTCTCCAAAGCTTGAAACATTTTGGCATATTCTACTTGAGTGCTGCGAACCCCCTCGATATAGGCAAGAGATGCCTCATTGTGGATAGAACCCAACTCCTGAGCCGCCTGCTGATCCACAGAAAGACCCGCAAACATAACCTGGGGGGAATCACTCGGGTACCCCATCTGCTGCAATTGGGCCATTGCAGATTGTTTTTGCACTTTGGCTTTGGAGAGGATGGCTCCCCGAGCTTGCTCAGTAACCTGAGCGGTTTGATTTCGAAGCCCATTTAACGTTTCCGATTTCTGACTGCTTAAACCTTGGCGTCCTTGCCGTTGAAGATCCTGCAACTGCTGATACTTGTCATTCACATCGGAAACCAGAGTATCCACTTTCGCAATGGCTGCATCCCGATCTTCATTGATCTTAGCGATAGCCGCCATTTCTCCTTGATAAGCATCTTCTGCGAAACCGTGAAGTACTTTCTCAGTGTCACCGAACTTAGCTGCCTCTCCTTGAATATTTCTGAAAGCGACATCCGTATCCCGGATGGCTTGATTCTTATCCTCCAACAGCCCTTCGGCAGCAGCCACGGACATCTGGTAATCGGTGTTCGCCGTGGAAGTCGCATTTCTGGAATCCGCGTTAATCTTGTTGATCCGTTCAGCGATACCGCCACCGAACGCACCTTCCAGATCCGCTCGACGCTGTTCGGCATCTGTGGCATTTCGTTCCTGGAGCTTATTGGAATAATCGTGGACTCTTTGCTCGTTCTCAGCCCGAGATTTTTCCCCCAACATATAATCCGATCCCATTGCCTGAGCCATCGGCATCAATTTGGGATCAAGATCTTGGCCAAAAGGGGAATTTGGATCAGCAAACAAATTTTTAGCAATATTCTGCTGCTCATCCAGGAAAACGTCTCGTTCTGTGGTTCGAGATGTTCCCTCCAATCGCTCGACTCGATGTTCTGGAAGAGGAACTCGCGTCGTATTTTGAGGTGTCGTAGCCATTTCAATCCTCCACAGTCGAAGTCAGTTCACCGAGGACGTGAACACCTCGTAGTGTGATTCCAAGATTCGAAGCGTAACAACGAAACACGGGGAACATAATAGGTTCCCCTAAAGGTGTTTTACCGTAACAAGACCGGGGATACAACGTGAGATATATGGTATCCGAGACATCCAGGGTCCCGTAAGGATCTGTTGTTAGTCCCACTGTGGCCTGAGCGTTGTTTGAATCCGTTTCCCCTGTCAGACGGCCCACATGAAGCCCCATCGCAATCGCAATTCGTTGGTAAAATTGATCTATCGGCTGAGGGGCCGCTTCTTCCATTCCAGCTAGGGGCCATCCGGTCCATTCCATCGGAATCGGACTGACGGCGTACCGATCCCCTGCTGCCACATTCAATGTCCCCGTATTGACGATGGTTAAAGCTGTCCCCGTGTTGGATGAGATGAGATATTTGTTCCCGGCTTCCGATCCGGACAAGATATACACATAGCAATCTTGCAAATCCGAATCAAAAGAAGCTGCTGAATCTTGAATATTGGTAATTCCGCTGGACCCGGTAATTGAACCATTCACGGTCCCCGTCACTCCTAATTGAGTTTGGGGATCGGAACTAATATCAGATCCTAGATCGGCGGGCGTCACAATTAGACCATTAGCAGTGATGAAATAAGCTCGGTCGATACCCCCATCAACCGGATGAGGACCTGAAGTTGCCGCGACAAAATTCATATCCTTGAGACGAGTCACGGTCCGGGTGGTGCCCCAAAGTGCAATGGCCTCCTCCTGAACAGGATTCACGATGTACAGACACGAAGAAACGCTATCGTAAACCAGAAATAAAGAGGCCAGATCGTCGGCCCACGTCCTTGAATCAGCCAAGAGACGTTCCACAACTCCAATTGTTTCGCCATTTCCGGTAGCTCCGTTAACTTGGAAAAGAGCATTTTGGCCCAAGACAAACAGATTCCCAGATGCTTCGACAACACAATTCCGATTCAAAAGGCCCCAACCGTGAGCAATTCGTTCGGTTGCCACACTTGTCCCATTTACCGCAAATCTGAACATTCGGGTGTTGGCGATACCGTATAAATAATCCCCTGCCCGAACAAAACATTCAATCCGATCTGAGGGGCGAGGAATCGGAAACATGCTGAGGTCTTGAAATGTCTCAGGCTTAACCGAATCCCCGGGGCTGAAGTACACATCACCTCGTGTATTGAGACCCAAGAGACTCGCTCGGGCTAGAAACATGCGGCCATCCATATAGTAAATTCGGTCTCCCCGGGGCTCCGAACCTGCCGATTCGACGGCAACATCGTAGGACTCCTGAAGGACTAACTCTTCGTCATCCATAGTTCCTCGGATATAGAATTCCCCACTAAAGAGATTTCCCATTTCGTAATGCGAAAAATCGGAATTCACACCCAGGATGAAGTAAATCCAATCCCCCGAAGTCCCAAATGCCTTGAAATTTAGACCCACCGAATGTGTGCCATGTGCCGCCCCGTCTCCGACTAAATCTGATAATCGTGCCCCTTCTCGTTGAATCGCAGTCGGAACATGGTGATAAATTTCCCGATATAGGTAGCTGCCATTGTTGATTGTCCGATAAATTTCGATGGTGTCATATTGGGTTGTTTCTTCCGCCTGAATTCGGAATTTCCCTTGAATTACGAAGTCCGAAGTCGGCGTATCCTCTCGTAGTTCGTAGATTCGCAAAGGTGAAGCCATGTTTCGTTGCGAATCTACGAATCTGATACCGATCCGATAGTGGATTCGATCTGTCGTGATGGCACTGGCATCCAAAAGACCAAATGAGACAGTCCGAGTCCCAATGGTTAAACCTGTCCCCTCATTGGTTTGCACATCGGAGAACGGAAACAAATTGCCGAGATGACCCAAAGTTCGGAGTGTCCAATCATCGTTCTCCCAGAATAACGTTTTCCCCGCTGACTTGTTGTTAATGTACCAAAGGAACCGATCACCGTAGGTGACATCGATGTCACCCCCGGAATAGGAATCGATCACCGTGGAAGCCCAAGAAGCTGCTTCCGGATCATAATATTGAAATGTGACCGTGTATCCGATTCGGACTACGAAACCTCGGTACAGGACGTTGCTGTCAGCCCCTTTCCGAACTTCAGCATACTTGAAAAAGTTAATAGTCTTGGATCGGGAATAAGCCGTGGAAAACTTACTGGAATCACAACTTGCCTCCGTGGTGCTTGCATCAATGCCGGTTAATCGGACCAGTGGCCGAAGTCCTGCAAACCGAGTCAGACCCCCCGTCAGACGCCCATCCACCCCCACAATGTCCTGCGAAAATCCAGGTTGCAACATGGAAGGTTCAGTGCGGAGATCCGCAATAGCCATCGGAAAGTTATAGTGCCAGGATTTCTCAGCCACAAGCTAGCTCCTGATCCCAAGAATTTGCATTTTCAAATCCTCCACCGGACGCAAAGATGACTCACCCCATAAAGTCATACGAGGTTGGAATGACCAAGCAAATCCGTCCCCCGCGAACAAGGAGCTTATTTGCAGACTGTTCGCAACTTGAGGCGTCCAACCTACTGTTTGGCAGCTTCGGCTTACATGCTGTCCAATCGAGACATTTGATCCTTGGGGGCTGACATGCATTCCTAACTTAACCTCTTGACAAAGAAAACATTCGGACACGCCCATAAAGTTGATCCCGGCACGGTTATAGCACAATAAGGAGCCAGGAACGTGTTTGCCGCCAAAGTTTTTTCAACGATGATCGGATAACTTTGATACGGAACACCCGTCCCTGTCCAAGCATGGAGTATGTGGTAAGAATCGAGATGCACACCCCAACCGCCGCCAGTGTTCATCGCCAAACTGATTAGTGCCGTGTTTCCTGCGGCTCCTGTCAGACAATAGAGATTAAACAGTCCGATTAAGTAGGTCCCAGCAACATTAACTCGGATCGTGGTATTACTCGAATCCAGAGTGAAAATTTCAGAACCTCCCGAATCCTTATACGGCGTAACGGGACCTCTCGTACACCAGGAAACGTCGGGAAAGCACCCTGTATACGATGCGGCTTTCGAAAATTCTTCCCCATTTCCGTAGAGTGCGATATGCCCTCCGAAAGTTGACACAATGGCGTCACGGAGATTCTGCGATGAAATTTTCGGATCGGGAGAGTCCGGAAAAATATTCGCAAGCAAATCAGCCAAAGTTCTCTCAGCAACAGACATATTACCCCACCTTCAGAATGGTCAGAGATCCGTAACGGCTGGACCATGAGGTATTTGCATGATCTGCCGATTCTGTGAATCGCCACACATCCCCCGCCTCCGCAACAATCAAACCTACGGAACAGAAAGGAACTGACTCATTAGCACTTGAGATTGAACGACATCGAATTTTGGTTTGCAGTTGGGTCACCCAAGCTCCGGCACCTCCTGGTTGTACTTGAATTGCAATCTCGCTGTAGTGTCCCGTGGCATATCCCGTGTAGGACACCTGGGCGATACCCGTGAAAATTACTAGGTAAACTCCGGATACCTCAACAGCTATACGGGTGGGATCATTGGTGATCGAGACTCCGGGATTTCCTGAGGCATTATTGTATGGGAAAGGAGAATTCGCTGTCGGATAAGGTCCGATAGCTGATCCTGCATTAAACTCCAAACCCGTTGTTGTTCCATTGTTGCTAACGGAGGGTGAAGCTCCCGGATGATAAGCGGAACAATAACCCCCTCGCAAAGACACCAGGAGATCCCGACAATCTTGGGGGCTTATGTCACCAGCTACGTTGTCTGGGAAATAGGTGCTCAACAATTCAGCGATAGTTCGTTCTGTGTCCGCCATTACCCCAGCCTCACCAAGGTTAAAAACCATCCCCGACTACGGTAAGTGTACGGTGCCGTGATAAGACTCCCAGGATCTATTTGCACTGCGACATCTACGACAGCCTGTTTCCTCAAGGAAGCAACACTACAAATCCCTTGCACTTGGTGGATACTCAACTCGGGTTTAGCCACTCCCATTATTCCGCCTACGACTAAACCAGGAATAGGACGTTCATTTGTGCGAACGAACCAATGGTACTCTGCGGATGCCGGGAGAGGAGATGGAACCGTGACATCCAGACTGATCCCGGCTCCGATTAAATACAATCCGGCTACCGGAACAACCAAAGCATTATTCCCCGAATTGCACACTCCGGTTGGATAGGGGAGAAAGGGAGACGAAAATGCAACTTGGCGAGTTTCCATTTGATTCAAGTCGGCATGAGTCGTAATGGCTCCTTGCTTAAGTTGCCCGCAACATCGACGATAAGACGTAACAATATCGCGGAAATCCTGAGCTGTGATTTGCCCATTATCATTATCCGGAATCAACCGGAGTAGCTGCTCCGTTGTATGAAGTTGATCCGTCATTACAAGTTTCCTATCCGAGGACACAGAGAATCCCCGGGTGTCTGAGTGAAGTGAGTCCCCAACATGGACTCTCTTCGCCGAATAGCAATACGCGTAGTCCGCATTTTAGCTTGGAACCTGGACGCCATTAGGCCATACTTTTTCGCATTTCCTCTGATGGACAACAGGTCTAAAGCCACATTCCAGGCAGCTAAACGTTCCAACTGTCGAAAATAACTCGGGATGACTTCGTACACACAGGTAGTATCCAACGCAGGGGAAAACGCTGGCTCGACTGTTGCAATTCTCGTGGATCGGTCATAGGACGAAATGAATCGTTCCTGAATAACAGAGTCCCCATTATTGCCGAGAACGCGTAGAATTGCCCCAGTATAAGCATTGTCGCGGGTATCCAGGGTCCCGAGGGTCGGTGAAGCCGCCAAGGTGATCGTGTTCGTCGTAAAGGTGGTTGAGGTCCCGTAGTGGAATCGGAAATCCCCGGTCGGGATATACAACAATTCCAACGTGTAATCCGTCCCTGCCCAGGGGGGTTCAAATCGCAGCATTCGTCCTTCCAGGTATAATCCTTTCCCCTGAAATCGAGTCATCGGGCGGGGAAGAAGCTGCCATTCGATATAATCCTCCGTGGTACCGGAACGTTTTGCGATCCGGAGAAGCTCCCCCACACAGGGCGGCAACAGAAAAACTGTTGAACCTTCTGAAATCGAGATGTTATGACGAACCAAAAGCGGATCGTCTTGGGCTCCTCCCAATTCCGTTAAAACTTCGGCGAAAGAACCTTCCAATCGGTCAATCAAATCGGAATCTGAATACTTAGCTCGGACATCAGACTCATCCGTATTCGCTCTCACCCAGGCAATCAACCGCGTTAATTGTGCTTCTGCTGCCATGTTCTACGCTCCGAATGCAAAGGTTCCTTCGGTATCCCACAATGGCCCCTCACCCCCGACTTTCTTCTTCAACCACTTCTTGGCATCGGTAGCTTCCATTTTTTGATCGTCTTGCCGAGCATAATAAGCAGCTTCCTCGGACTTAATCCTGTTACGGAATTCCCGAGCTGTCTCACCATACCGATGATGCCATCGTTCCAATTGATCCACATCTTGCCGATTGAACTCTCGAATGTCCGTCCCATTCCAAACCTCGACGAACCGACGACCTTTTTCCACCCAATAGGCAACAATCCAAGTCCGGGCAATTCGGTGAAAATACACAAACAAGTCATCTCGTTGCAGATGACGTCTTAGAAATCTTCCAACCTCGTGATCCCAGATCATGTGTTTTCCGGGATGGTAGGGTACTGTCAACATGATGTTCTCCGTGCAAATGAATCTCCGCGATGAGTCCCCGGCCCCCATGACAAAACCGGGGAACTCATCAATCGGAGAAACAGCATGAACTTACGAAGTCGAATACTCCGTGGCTCCAGTCAGAATGACACCCGGAATGACCTCAGGCACATACTCTTCGATAATCTCGAAAGGTGCCTGGACATACGGAGTCAGTTGATCCGAGGAAGTCGTATGCATCCAAGGACGCGGGAAACCCAACGCCGGGGCGATGAACTCGACATCCTGAGGGAACTCCTCCTGACTTCCAGAACCCGGAAGATTCGGCGGAACCAACCGCTGGATATTCCCGTTCCGCATCTTGCATGCGATAACATACCCCTTCGGGATGATGTTTGAAGTTGCGAATCGGTATTCCCAACCATCGAAGCTGAAACGAGCACCGGAATCGAAGCCGCCATGCCGACGAATCGGCTGATTTTGACTCTCGTAATTCCGATAAGTTACCACTTCCTGGTTATAGTCGGACAACACACCCGGAGTCACGATTAACGTCTCCGGCCACTGATCTCGATTATGTGTGTCCTGGAATGCCCCCAGATGAGCCTTCAACAGTTGATCGGTCAGCGTCGCACTGATCGCTGTAATCTTGCTCTTGAACTGGGGGAAATTGGTCAGACTGATGCCGTAGGGCGTTCCGGAATTTGTGATCCACTGCAACAGACCAGTAGGACCATGCCCCGTTGCAGCCGCCGTGAACGAATTTGCCAGCACGATGTAGTCATCCGCAGCAGGAGCCGTGGCCCACGTACCCGACGAACTGACGTGCGTAACACGAATCGTTCCACCGATGGGGTCCACCTTCGTGATGATGACATTTGGATATGTCCCATCGTTGCGGAGAGTCCCATCGGCGTCGTTACGGATCTCGACCATCATACCGGGAGCAAACCGGCGAATCTGGGTCGTGGCCTCCAGAGTGACGACACATTCACGATCCTCGTCATCGACGGCATCGCCAGCGTCATTTTTCGGACTTGCCCCTACGAGACCCAATAACTTAACACCATCGGACGCCGTGAAGTTGTTGGCTCGCTGCATCGCCACATTTCGACAAGTCTGCTTGAGAGTGGTACCCACCGCCGAAATGATCGAAGCATTCAGTTGATCCGCTCGGAACAAGTCCAAGGGCAAAAACAGATTACCTCGCCAACGTTTCAGCGAAATGGTTTTTTGAGCGTAACCCGGTGACGGAGTTTGACCGACAGACGGCCACCCAGCGACAGGAGAGTAAATCGTAGACGGTTCGGTGTCTGAGCCACCAAACGTCAACGTGTCACCTTCCATCCCTGTTGCAGCTTCAGCCTTGATTGCACCTGCCAAAGAAGTCACAAAAGTTTGCTTCTTTGACCAATCTCGACCAACGTCATCTCGGACAACCCCAACCGAGGTTTTCAAGATTTCTTCGAAAAGAGGATCGGCCTCGAACAATGCTTCGTCCGATGCCGGAGAAAGCTCCTCCCTCAAAATATCCTCAATAGAATCGGCAATATTAGCCATGACATAATCCTCCAAAACCTGCTAAGAAAACAGCAGGTTTGATTGCAAAACGACAACAACATCCCAGAGAGATCAAATCTCTCAAAGACAATCGGTGTACGTGATGCTCTGATTATGCAAGGCTTGGGAATTCAGGTTCCGGCCTGTCACCTACGCTTTTTGAATAGCGAAGAGTGCATTCGCTGCCCGAGTACCTTGAGATACTGGGGATCAGTAATAGAGACACGCTCCGGCGGTGTTTCGGTTTGGGATTCGCTTTGGCTATAGGCAGGTCCAGCACCAAGTCCAGCGATGGGTGTTGTTGCGGAACCAACTCCAATTTCGTTGAGAAGGTTTGCCACTTCTTGACGGACACCCTTTCTCAAATCGGAGCCCCATGATTCACCTGCTCGAATCCGACCCTCTACCAATTTGTCTGTCAAAGTCCGAAGAGCTTTCACTCTCGTGGGACTACCATTCTTTAATATCTTACCCAAAGTAGAATCTTGTTCAACCTCTTTCCAGGCATCATCCAAGATTTCTTGCTCTCGGGCCTTCCGTTGCCCCTGCTGAGCTTTTTGAACCGTCCGAATAACATTATCCTGGCTCCAGAATTGCAATAACTCCTGAAGCTCTTCAGGCAACTGTTCAACCCGTAACTTATTCTGATCGCTCACAGTCGGCTCTCCCTCCGATGTATTCTCAACGTCCTCAGCCCACGAATTACGCCAATTCTCCAACAAAGGGGTCTGCTGATCCGCTGGAATTTCCATAAAATCCAAGATTTGCTTATACCCTTCGACACTCCCTTGGTCCATCTGACGCAGAGCTTCTTTGGTTTGAGTCAACCTGTTTTTCGCGGTTTCTGACAATTCCTCGGCTCGAAGTAGTTTTTCGTGAGCTTCTTCGAATTTTCGATGGGCTCCATGACTCAACTGAGCCAACCGAAACATTTCCGCTTCAGAGATAGGAGTTTGTTCCTCCCCGTCTTTCAGCAGATAACGGCCATCTTCCGTCTTTCGGACAACAGAACTCGGACCATTCGTTTCTTCTTGTTTTTGTTCCAATTCACCATCCATTATGTTCCTCCGATCCACAAATAATTAAAGTTGTCTCAGCGAAACGAGGTTGGAATGGTAACCCCGGTTATGGGGTCGGAATTTGCTCCTGGTTCAATTCTGGAAGCATTTCTGGGGCAGGCATCCCTTCGGGATAAGTGCCCAATCGGTCTTGAAGTAGATTCTTCAACTCCTCAAAAGCAGTTCGTACACGCTCGCTCGCGTATTGGAATTCTGCTTTTGCCATAAAAGCATCCAGGACCATCAAATGAATTTCCGGGTTATCAGCCATCGAGGAAGAGGGGATTATGGCGGGTTCTTCGCCATCTCCGAACAAGAAGAGGCAATTGAGAGTTGCTTTTCGGAAATTTTCGAGCTCCGTCCAATTTCCCACCGGGAGATCCAAATTCTCCTTCCAGACAATAAATCGGAACATGGTGGGCGTAATGATCTGCATTTGCAGAGATTCTTTGAGCTTTTGTTCCCGAAGTCCTCGGGGTAGGGGCATCTCATCCCGAATTTTTAATTTCACTTGTGTCGGTGCCGGGAAATTAGATGTCCGTAGGGTGACCTTTCCGGATTGGGAATCAATCTGCAATCCCATAAGATTATCGTCGAAGCCCAAGAGAGGTAAGGCACTTTGTTCCTTCAGAAGATCGGGAGCAGCAGCAAGGACGACTCGATACATCTGAACAAACGAATCTGCAATGGAACTGGCTGGAACAGCTAAAGGAATCGAACCTGTCTCGTGAAGGAAAGAAAGACCCGAAGCACTATCTACCCGCCCAGGTGCTTGCCCAGAAAAGAGGGGTGACTGCTGACTGAGAGATTCCATCATCTCTCCGGCAGTCGCCAATACTTTCCCGGGGAAATCTCCCGTATTGACTGGTTCGATCTGATGAGGTCTCACATGCTCTGAGGCAGCATCGGGATCATAGAATTCCACTTTGTTCCGTTTGGTCCTGTTTGTGATCGCTTTCTTGGACAATCCCCAAGTTGCTGGAAGAAGCAGCATGCCATAGGAGTCAAGATCTGCGATGTTTTGGAACAGGGATGCTGCCATGATTTCTTGTTGCTGATTCAAGGGTTGCAGCAATTCGGCGAGAGATCGGCCGTAGAATCCGCCCGTCAAAAATCGACGAGCAACTGCAATAGGTACATACATGGAGCGAGCTTCATACGTCTCATCCCGAAGAATCTGGTCCCCCATTTTCACAATCCAACGATGCAAAAATTGGGGGTTCTCCTCGAAAATGAAGAACTCTTCCAGCAAACCATGTTGAGCTACTTGATTTTTGGCCGATCTGGAATTTTTCGTATCGGGTTTAATTCCTGTCTCGGTGTGTCCGGCAACACCCCAATCGTGACCAAACCCTTTGTAGGGGGAATGGCCAATGGCTTTTTCGACTAATTTCAACTTACTCTTGTCTTGGGGAAGCTTCAAATTCGGGCGAACTTTAAGCCAATCCAGCGTCACCCAACGGGCACGGCGTATCCCTTCCACCTCGGAAAACACTGTTGGCATGGTCGGGAGAGGATATAATTCCCAAGGTGGGATAATGGAAAAAGCGATTTGAGGAACCCCAAGAGGACTTGATTCCGCCTCCGCCAAGAAATCTTCGTCTTGCTCAAGTTGAGGTTGGTTCTCTTTCTGGACCCAGGTAGTAATTCCGACCGTTCCATACAGAGCCAAAAGAAGAGCCATCTCTTGTTTCAATTTGTTGAGGTCAATGGGGGATGTCAGATGATCCAGAATAATCTGCCCTGTCGCAGATCGCCGTAGAGCATCCAACCCGTGGCCACGCCGAGAAACTGCGGGAGCTACGTCCATTCGGCCAAATCGACCTACTTCGGCATTGATTCGGGGCACAAGCTCCTCGTAACGAAAGGACGGTTTACCCCCTTCGTCAACACTGAAATAGGAAGCTGTAACTTGCCCTGTTTTGTACCGAGGCTCCAAATTTCGACTTCCGCAAAGCCAATGATAGTTAATCATCCATTGGACTTTGTTGGGAATAATGGCTTGCTCTCCCTCCGATCTGAATTGTTCCAAAACATGAAGAAGAGCTTGTTTATCATCTGGCAGATATAACACGACAAAACCTCGTCATCTACAGGGATGTCGTAACCTTGATACGCTCTGAGGGACCCTCAAAATTTTCTTCCGAACTTTCTTCGGAATCCTCAGTTTTCGAATCTTCTCGCTTGCGACCCGACAGATTGTAGCCGGATCTCGCAAGCTCCCGCAGTGTAATCATTCGATCACGGGGCTCGCAACTTCGCACTTCGTCCAAAAGTGCTTCTTCTCTGTCCCGCTCCGCAAGAATTAAATGCATTCGATACAAAAGAGCCAGAAGAAGGCCGATCACAACTGTTTGAAGTGTCAGGAGACAACAACTGATAAGCCCCCCAATCAACATACATCTTGAAATCGAATCGGGCCAGTCGGCCATTGGTAATCTCCTATGTCCTTTTGCTGATCCTCTGCTTCTTTGGCAGATTCTCGTCGAACCTGATTCAATGCATCACATGTGATATTCGACAGGTTCACCCCGAGAGCATACGGAATTCCTAAGTCAGGGTCAACCAAATCTCCTTGCTTCAGAAGTTCATTTATGTCCCGAGTGGGGACTTGATCTGGGCGATTTAACCCTTTTCGGCGGGGAACATATTGATGCATTGCCAGTGTGTCAATGGCGTCATCGTGGGGCAAAAGGGAAAGATCCAAAGTAAAATTGGCAATCTGAGTTATCAGGGTTCCTATCCCGAATTCACGATTCCGATCAATCGGAATTCTGATTTGGTTCCGGCAAAACCGAGGTTCCATCGCCGCAATTCGTTCTGCTTTGGAGATAACATTAGGGGCGTCCGTGTTTCTTAATCGCCTTTTGGCATACTTGATGGGGAGTACCCGGGGCCGAAATCCAGAGGAAATGGCAAGTTGTTTGATGAACTCCTCTGTCTCACGAGCTACAGATTCCTGAATTGAGACTGCCTCTGTCCCGATAATCCGTACTTGCCACTTATAGGCCATTTTGAAGATTTCTTGGAGGAACGGGGCACCTGTCTTTTTCTTCAGGTAGAGATCCAGAACCCAGAGGACATCTTCGTGATCGAAGCCCCAAACACCGATGCAAGCAAAATCTGAATGCTGAGACGGTTTTCGGATATAGTCAACTGTAATCATTCGGTAGAGTTGACGCACCCACTCCCCAAATCTCTTACGCTCCTCCACAACTGTAATTTCGTCTCCCCGAGTTATCTTCTTCTTGTAAATAATCTCATCGTCGCTTTCCAGGGGATTCGGTAAGCGGTAGGGAGTACCCTCCGTTCGGTAGACTCCGAATTCGTCATGCAACCGCAAAATACGACTGGTTGCAGATCCGGGATTATTCATATACTCGCTGTTGAACGCCGACTCTCCCCGTTCCAACTTCAAATCTGCGATAGTTTGCTTATTCCATTTTTCGCTCCAAGTTGGAACTCCGTCCCGATCTTCGATGGGGATCAAACGACGATTAAAATAACGAAATCGGGCATCATCGCCCCTTAGAGCCTTGTAAATAAAGGCCTGCCGAGAGATCAGGGTCCCGATCCAGAACATTCCGCATCCCTGAGCTAGAGCCGGAAGTAGCGTTTTGAACACGACTCGGTCAAATTCTTCCAACAGTAGGACAGGTTCCTTGGCCCGATCATCATCGTCATATTCGGGATCATCAATAACCATGAAATCAGGTCGATCTCCTCGGATGGCTCCCTGAACGGAACCCCCCTCAATAACGGAAGCGAAGGGGAGCCAAAGGATTTCCGAACCCCACGGACGAGCCCCCCGTTTAGGTTTGAGGGGCTCGCCGAAATAGGGTTCAAAGTCCCTATGGATTCGCTGATTATGTTCTAACTGTTGCTTGATAAGCTCGATGGATTTTCGGTACTTCTTGATTGTGGCTTGGATCAAGCTGACCGAAAAATTCGGCCGAGTCAAAGCCATCAACATAATGGCTTCTCGAACCACGGTGGTCTTTGAAAATTCGCGGGGAGCCGCGTAGATATTCCGGGACCACTGACCCATATCCCATATCATGTTGTAGTGCATGGGAGGGGACTTCATCCACCGTTTATACCAACGAGATTCGGGAGGCTTAAGGTAATACTCACGAAAGAAAGCCCAAGCATGAACCAAATCCCGGGGGGTTTCCTGGAGGCAGACGGCATTAAGTCTTGCAAGCCGTTGACCTTCTATTGTCAACTCCGGGTAGTCCCGAGGTAAAGGGTACCACTCGTTATTTTCCTGCGATATCCTTAACGACATGGAATTTCAGTTTCTCCTTTTCTTCCTCGTCCGTAAAAACTTTTTCGATCAGGATTTCGTTGAGCGTCTCGAACCCCATCATAATCCCCAACCATCGCCACCGTTTCAAAGGTGTGACATGAGGCCATTGGGTTTTCAAACCTTCCTCCTGTACCCGCATGTATTCCGGACACGTTAATCGGGGCAAAAGACGAGAAACGTATTCCTTCCGAAGTTCGTTGGACCATTGGTGGTACGCCGGAAGTCCGACTAAAGCCAGACAACGATCAAACTCCATCCTCATCTTCTGAATCTGACTCGGCCGGTACATTGGCGTAGGCATTTCTTCGTGCAGTTTGAGCTTCTTCTCTGGCGGAAGAACAGAGTCCTCCCCCTCCGAGATCCCGATCTGGTCCACAATCTCGGAGGATTTGTTCAGTGTCGATGCCTCCGGGACGAAATTCGGTTCCGGGTTCGGTGTCGGGGCAGGCTCCGAAGAAGCTTCCATTTTCATCGCTTGGGCCTGCTGCCTCAGAATTTGAGTTTGATCCGCCAATATTTGGTTCTGGTCGGGTTCCACCTCGTCCAAATCCAGAATCCCCGCAGGATTTTTGGGAGTCGGCGGGAGCGTTTTCGGGATCTTCATTGGGAAGTCGATGGGTGCTTCCAGGGGAGTCGTTATTTCCTCTGGACCCCGGGGAATCGACATTTCGATCTCTGGATCGGGTTGCTGCTGATTCCGTGTCGCTGTGGATTGAGTCGATAATTTCCTCGGGGTCCGCTTCGAAATCTTCTTTCTCTTTTTTGCCATGATTGTTCTCCATCGTTAAAACCTGGGATGTCTGAGCCGCTTCCAATAACATTTGTTCTGTCTGATTTGCAGTACCACTTAATCGGACAGTTTTTAATTCGGCAGTAATATGGCCTCCTTCTCGTGTCGGGGCTGTTTGTGTTGCAGTCGCCTGATGCAACTGCCCGGAGAGAAGAAGAGCCTCTTTAGCATTACGCCGAATCATGTCGATAGCCGCCATACGAACTGAGGTGAGTTCATCCTCATCTCGGGCAATACTGGCCAAAAGTTGTACTTCTTCCTCTACTGTATAATTTGAATAACAAAGTCCAGCACCCAATCCTTTCGGAGTAAAGAAGCTCAAGACCGATTGGGGACCTTGTTCCTCTATGTCGGTCACTTGGGCCTGTAGATCTCCTACTTGTTGGGGAATTCGGACCAGGGGTGTGGCTCTCTCGGTTGCTTCCTCCAACACTGGAGCCGCATCACGTTGTGGGGCCATTGTGGATCACCTTCCTCGTTTTTTGTGTCGAGACCATTTTGCTGTTCTCTTTTGTGTCCCAATTCGAACGGCCTGAGCAATACTATACACTCTTTTTCGAATATTCCGAGCCGAAAGGGTTGCATACCGCTCACTAACTTCTCTGAGTTCGGTAAGAAAATCAACTTTTTGTAGTTCTTTGACCAGGGGGTGGGGTTGGCTCTCATCCCAATCTGGCTGCTGCCATCTAAGACAAGCATATAACGCCAATTCTAAAGTCGGCAAATTAAAATATTGATTGGGATTGTTCGGTGGGCGAAGAACAGGAACTTGGAGTTTCTGGAGAAACCGCAGAACATCTTCGGATTCCATTCCTAATTCACTTCCTAGTGATGCCACTGTAACGAGCCGAACACCCCAACCGATGGGAACAAAGCCCGAAGTGTTGGGTGCCAGTTTGTTGTCACCTGTTTTATCTTCTTTTGGCAAGATGCTTTCGAAGTTCTCCGAAAATACAGTCTCACTTTCGTTCGACTTGTTAAAATCGTTGATTCCTTGCTCGTAGGGCAGTTTTTCGGACTTCTCGTCGGGCATAATTCTGTTCTCGAAATTAAAGTGACGTTTCAGGACAGCCAAAAAAGCCGTGCCAGTAACTTCTAATTTGCGTGAAATGGCGATTCTGGCCTGGAAACGCGGTTTTTGTAAACTCCCACTGTGAAAATTGAAGAACAAAGCTATTCTGGCACCTATAAAGAATATGTAACCTTGTTCAGTAAATGTTATCTGGAACATAAGACTTCTATGATGGTGGAGTCTCTCTTTCGGGTAGAGCTACCCGAAAGGGAGAGCTACGCCTCCCCGAACCTACTCGAACAAAGATGTCCTGCTCTGCTCCTTTTGTACAATCACCTCGGATGGTCCGAAGCGAGGGACGACATCCCGAAGGTCCGGGCCAGTGTTCCAGAATTTCTTCGTATGAGGCTGTCCGGTCCTCTTGGAGGGACAAGATATCGCTGATGGTGTCCCATCGTTCGGCCATCGACAAATCTTCAGCTTCCCCGAGAGTGTTGTATCCGGTTGGAGTCCATTCCAGGATAACCTCCCTCGGGGTCTCCTCAAATCGTGAAAAGGTCGTCAGTCGTCGTCGGGTGTCCATTCGGCGAGAAGGATCATAAGCTCGTAGTTCCAGGATGATATCTACGAAACCGGGCAAGGCCGAACTGCCTCGGACGGCCATTCCTTGAGTTGCATCTGATTTTCGAATGTGGTGAATCAACAGAACGGCTGCTCCAGCCCCAGAAAGGCTGTTTAGAGGCGTTATCGCATCCAACATGTGTGCTGAGTCGTTTTCGTCGGCAATTGGGGCCAGAGAGGCCAATGTGTCGAATATGACCACATCGTAAGTATCGTTCCGAATTTCTTTGGTCAGATACCCGATAAATTGCTTCCATTGTTCTTTTGTGGGTCTACCAGCGAAGGGTTGGGCTAGAACGTCCCCCACAAGACCAAATCGGGCACTTCTACGCCTCCAAAGGTTCCCGGACTCCTCAGACACGACCAAAATCTTTCCGGGCCTCACAGACGTCCCCAGGGTGCCTCCTTGGGCAGCCAATTTAATCATGTGAGTCATCAAAGTAGTTTTTCCGGCTTTAGGGTATCCGGACAACAGGGATATTTGGGATTTAGCTAGAAAGCCATCCCAAACCCATTCGACTTGTTCGGTGGAACCAGCTTCATGGAAAGGAACTGGTTTCCACCTATTACCATTTACTAAACAGTCCCCCTCTCTTTCTATAGCTGCCAGAATAGCTTTGTTCTTTAATTTTTGAAGCTCTGCTGAATTATAGCTGTTTTTACCCCTTTGAAGGCGGGTTCTGAGCAACTCCCATTGCCATTTACTGTTCAGGCCCGTTTTTTCCAACTTGGAAGCAAGTTCATCAACTTCTTCAAAGCTTAAATCGGGCTTTTCGGGGTGAAAATCAGCTATGAGAGAAAAGGCGTTACTGTAAAGCTTTAATTGGTCCACAAGGGAATCTCCGCAAGAAATAAAATTACAGGAAAAACACCAGGGTCCCGTAATCTATTCCAGGCCTCCACCAAAGATTATCCGAGCACATCTCAAGGGGGAAGGGGATCGTTATCGTCCATATCCGGAGATTCAACATCTCTGGGTTCAAAATCAATTTGAGACGGGAAAGACGAATCTATGTCGGGACCCTGACTTTCCAGCGGCTCACCTCTCAATTCAGCAGCTTCGTCATCTTCCATTTGGCACAGTGTAGCTTCAATGTCCTCAGGTCGATCTGAAAGGAGAGCAACCGGATTATCCCCCTCTATCTCTTCGGCGGGATCTTCGTCCCAGGTCGTGGAAATATAATTTGTAAACTGATAAATCAATCGGAAGGAATCAATGATCTTGTAAACTGCTCGCCGATTTGGACCTGTCTGGAATTGGACGAGGGCAGGTGGAACGTTTCCTCTTGTTTCGATATTGAATGTTTCTCCATCTTTAGGACCGTGGATCATGGTACATGAATTCATGGGAGCATCTCCGTTGGGACATCACAATATGTTTTCACGGCTTCAGTCAATTCCGTCAAACTTCGCAACACGTCATCAAGTTTGTCACCCAGGAGGGTATCCATCGGGTTCTGGAGAACCAACACTTTAAGTTCTTCGAAGGCGGACAGCAAGGAGCCAATACTGTGCCATACCAGATCAAAACGCTCATTGAACTCAACATAGGTTACTGGAACCGGATCTGTCATAAAATTGAGAAACGAATTCTGCTCCAGGTAGGTCATCCGCTGCTCCAACTGGTCACAGCGTGTTTCAAGATTTTCGACCGTTTTCTGGATCAAATTCCGAATCTGGACCCACTCAGTCACTTCCACCGCAGCAACTTGATTTTTCGGGAACAAGCTGCAAACGAGAATCACACACAACACTAAACAACCAACATGAAACCAAAATGAGTTGTAGACCAAGTGAAAATGCATAATAAAATTCTCCTTTAACCAAACGAGGTTGGAATGAAGTCTGTTTTAGTTGGTTTAACCTGCTGTCACGTTCGGGACCCTGTCGTTGATTCCGAAAGCGTTCGGCACAGCCTTTCGACCTCATCGAGGCAGTGAAAATTATTGGCATCCTCGTACAGGACAGGGATAGGGTACTCAGGTCGCTTGTACCGAAGATGCAATTTGTTTTGGGGTTCGTAGAAGCTGGGGTAGCTATCTTTCGGGAAATATTGTTTTATCCATTGGAGAATGTTCCGCCGACGTAATTCGTAGGCGTGTTTCGGGAGCGGCTGAGCCAGAAGCTTGGTGAAAAAGACGGGAGTAACGTTGTATTCCTTCAGTTTATTGAGATAGCGGATGACTCTCTGGGTCGGGGGGCGGTAAAGTCTCTGCTCCAGGTGCTCGACGAGAAAAGGGTCGTTACACAATCCAGGACCAAATTCGATCCCAAAATACATAGGATGGGGGGTCGCCATCATTTGTTTCTCCTTTTGGTTTTGAGGACATTTTGGATTTCCACCGTACATAGTGTACTTTATGATTGTAGAGGGTGTTAGAGGTATTGGGGTGGAGGGAAACCAGAGCCGATGGGGTGTTTCCCCTATATATGGCGGCACGCGGTCGGGGCCGGGCACCCTCCCCCCCAGGCTCGCCTCCTCTCCCTCCAATTACCTCTGGAAATATCGAAATAAAAAAAGACACCCACCAGCCCTTAGGCTGCTGGATGTCCTGAACGATGTCACTTGTGCGGATTAACGAGCAGGGTAATCGACGTACTAATGCTCCTCTTCCTGCTCCTGTTCGATGAGCTTCATTAACAAGGCAGGACGATACCCTGCAATGAACCGGAGAAGTGTTGCGACATTACGTGTCGCAATATCGCGGTCCAATGCCCACAAGGCCAGAAAATCTTCCAGCAATACGAACCTCGCATTCTGATCATCCATTATAAGATTTCCTTATACTATTTCGCCACAACATTAAAAAAACCCTAGGCTACCTCCACGTTGAAAGTAGCCTAGGGTTCTGTCGGTTCACAGTCCCAAAGCCTTTAACAATTCTCTGGATTGTGGGGCTTGCTCCGCTGCCTTGCCCTCCCCGATCCCATCCAAGCTCACATGCTGACACCTTCGGCCACGGAACCCGTAAGCCAACCAAGGGGTAGACACAACGCCCGCCTCCTTCAATGCTTTGATCCACTCCGAATCAATGCCGGGCGTCTTTGTGTCTTTATCGTAATACGTACACTCTGGCAGGATTGCTCTGAGCCTACCCGGCAGAACGGCATAGTTCCATTTTATGCCAGATTTCTTCCCGTCTCTGGACCGCCAAGCGGTGCCGCCCTCTGCTTGTGCAATCCACAACTGAGCGCAACAATGGGCTACCAGAGCTTTGGCCCAAGCCTTGCCTTTGGCAGTTGCAACTGCTTTTGCAGCAAGGGTTTGCACCTTCCCGACAAAAGATTTCCTATCCTTGTCAGTGGAGCAATTGAGACATTGCTCCGCAAGAGAACCTTCCCTCGTCAAGTCGGACAATCGAGTTTCAGACATAGCACACCTCCGCTTATAAAACCCTGTCAGCACCAGACCACGCGGCCTGCCGCACCGACGCCCCAAGCCTACCCGACTCGTCAAGCAGACCCGGTCGCCCCTTCGCACACAGGCACATCGCACGCGGGCACGCACGTGAATTCTACCAGGTGGCGGAAATTGGTATTAGCAATGGAAATTCTTCTTAGCAAAATGGCCAAAAAAGAAAAAAATAAGATACCCCTGGGTCGGTCTCCCAAGGGTATCTGTACGGAGCTCTGTGATTGTCGCAGAGTTACTCCTTACCTCACATTCCAGGAGTAAGAAGTATCCCTATTTTGCCTTCATGATACACCCCCTCTCAAATTATTCCATCCTCAATACGAGGTTGGAATGTTACCAAAAGTCCAAAGGGTTCAAAGGATTCAAGTGGGGTACACATCCATCTTGAAAGTTAAAGTCCCCCGATCAATCAGGTACCGGAACACATAGGGCAAATCGCTCACATCCGGAAAAGGGACCCTTCCCATCGTCCACAGTAGATTGCTCAGGGTGCCTACGGATCGGGCATGGTGCAATTCAGGTCCACTCACAATGTAATACTCCACGATATCCGGATGCTGGAAGCACACACCCCAAATATCGAGAACACGTTCGGTACACCCATTGTGCCCCATCAACGTGAAGCTGAGGGACCCCACATAAAAGCTATCGAGGCTCCGGTCCCTAGACAACGGGGGATGCACAGGACCGGATTTTATGCTGTATTCGACTTTCCCCTGATCCAGGATTACCTCAGCAATCTTTCGGACCTTCTTTTCGCATTCTGCCATAATCATTCTCCCGATTTTCCATGTCTCATTCCAACCTCGTTTCGCCTTACGAGGATGTTAATCGTCGCACCAAAGTAGCTCTCTTGTGTCCCCCCGGTACAAACAAGCTCCTTGGGGATTATCCGGAATATGCACATAATCAGCTCCCGAGGGCCACGGCTCATCAGGCCGAATTGTGACAATTCCTGTCGTTTGGTCCATCTTTCGTTGATCTACCCAAAATCCGATGGAACCATGAGTCTGATGATTTCTATGGCCCCAAAAGCAGAAAGGGGGAGCGAGTCGGGTCAATTGTTTTTCCGCCCAAATTATTCCCTTTTTGAATTCTCGAATTCTGGGGTCCTGCACTTGTTCCAAGAAACAACGGAGCTGATGCCAATCTGTTTTGTTCTGGTAGTTCCTCGTCCACCAGAAGGTCTCCAATAGGTCAATGAGCTCTCGGAGATATCGGGAAGGAGTTACATAAGCCGGAAAATATTTACCCAGCAGAATACGAGGACTCAACGCTCGTTTCTTGGTCTCTTTAGGGTTCCATTGGCCCTTTTTTCTTGGGACCAGAATCACCTGATTTTCCGTATGCCATAGGGGCCTTTTTAGTCTGCAACTCATTGTTATTCTCCTTGTTGTATATTCTCATCTAACCATTTCTCCATTTCTTCGTCCTCTTCAGACATGACGGGACAGATGAGACTTTTTGCTCCCCAGGGTATCGGTTTGTCCTGATCCAAACAGGCCATGATTACCACGATGAAACTTGTCAAAAGGGGATCAGGTGTTTTGAATTTTACGGAGAGGGAAACATGATCCCTCAAAGTTTCCTGATCCCCCTCACTTAAGTCGATGCTTATTCGTCGCATACAGCCCCCAGATAATTCCGAAGTCGGTAGATCGTGTCCGGGATCTCATCTTTCAACTTTTCTGCTGTTTTCCGTTGGGCGGAACTCAGCAGTTGAAATCCATAATTCTGGCGAGCTTCGAGAGCGTGCTCCCTTAGGAAATTCGCTGCTTGTTTTGGATTTAACCCCAGAAAATCGATTTTCCGGAAAAGATCCAGAGCCAAGGTTAATCGGCCCATATCTTGGACCGAGACATTTCCCCCTTCCCCAATAAATAACGGTAGCATGGGACACCTCCTAAGCATCAAGAATTACACGATATCGTTTTCGGCCTATTGTTTGTTCAGACACCCCTACCCAAGTGGCATTGATCCAAATCTTTTTCCCCCGTGCTTTGGTGAATTTGTCACTTCGAAGCACTCTTTGGTGGCCCCGACGCTCATGAACTCGGACAGACCGATGAGTATCCTCGTCCAATCGCATTACTTTGCGAATTTCGTGGGGCCTGAGAACAGTGTAAATGGACCTCTCGTGGCTTCGGAGAGGTCTTAACCGAAAGTTAGCTTTTTTAGCTTGTTCCGGTCTTTTTGCCAGCTTTTTTAGCCCTGCCAAGGGCGTAGTTTCGAGTATGAATGTTTCCCGATTCGCCAAAACCATAGCCTCCTCTAAGGCCACGTTGGCATTCCGTATTGCTGCTGTCACGATATCTTCTGAACTTCTCCATTGGTTCAAGTTCAGAAGATCCCCTGTTTGATCAGGGATCATATAAATTCCGGCGAGAGATCCCGTCAACTGATATCCCGTTTCGGAAACGGATTCTTGTTGCAAAGTCCCCCATTGGATCAGTAGACCCCCCACGTTATTCGATGTGGGGCTATTGGGATTAAGATCTTCCACCCCTTCCCGAAATGCCCGAGGATCACTCTTCTCCCTCAGAAATTCGATGAATCTCCAAGGTTGTTGGGTGCCTACGGTACCCTCATTCTGGGCCATCAGCAGGATTAAAGATGCTCGATCTTCAATCCCGATGATAGGGAAAGGCAGCATGAAATTGTCCTGAAACCAGTCCAATTGGTCCTGGGACCATCGTTTCGGTAGCATCTCATGGGGAATAACGGGTAGATCAAACAGATGAGCTCGATCCAACATTTCCAAATGGAATCGGCATTCCGGGATTCTGCCACATTCCCGACATGCGAAGTCGAAAATTGTTGTCATAGTTCGATATCCTCCCATTTCCGATAGCGAAGGAGTTCCCGGCTTAGAATATTCCCTTCGATCAGCGGAAAGGAGGGAGCTTTCCGAATCCAAGCAGTGTACGAAGCTACCATGTACCCCGCCACGATATTGGCACAATACAGGGTACTCCGTGCTGTGCATGGGGCCTGATGTTGTTCCGATTGTTTCGGAATCTTGTCGAGAAAATCTGCTTCTTGCCCTCGTGGAACTGTGAACACTTGGAAATATTCTGCTCCCATTCTTCCGTCGATGATGATGGGGACTCCCAATGTTCGCAATTTCCGAAGACATTTACGTCTTGCGGAAAGGGAATCCACGCATAGGAAAGTGGGAAAATCTCCTTCTTCATCCCCCTCTTCCCACTTTCCTTCCTGGGTCCAAATGGTCCCATTCCAATGTTGAAGTGTTTCCCTCAACATTTCGATCTTGAGTTTCCCAACTTCGCGGGGATGCCAACCCTGACTCCCGACATTGTGACTCGTGATTGTGTCAAAATCACAAATATACAACTCGCTCACCCCCATTGCAGCAAGTTGCAAAGCAACCTGCCTCCCGACAGCTCCACATCCGATGATTCGGACTGGAGTTTGAATTAGCTTTTCAACATCGAATAATGTTGAAAACCGAAGGGTTCTATCAACTTGCATCGGAAGCATGGTTTCTCCTTTACATTGCGTATTCGGTCACGACGTTTACGACTGCTGCTTGAATCCGAATACAATTTCCAAAGTAGTACCACCTCTGAGAATGGTCACTCCATTTCCAATCGGACTCCGACCCAACATTTGGGGGAGATCCGCCAGCTTGTAGCTCGAAGGCCAAATCTTCTTCAAGGGCTCTTTGTCCGTCTGCGTTCGAGGGATATCCTGTCTCATCCTCGATCACATCCGATGTTTCTGGATTCTGGCTTTCCGACCAATCGGGAAAGGATTCGGGATCGTCGATATCCGAATCCTTGTCTTGGTAGTGGGCAGGAAGTTGGTAAGAACCATATCCCATCGGAATGCCGTATGTTTTTGTCTCAATTTTAGCTCGATACTCTTCCTCCCATTCCCGACCAACAGGAGTCAAGACTTTACAGGGAATCGTTTGATACAATTCCCATCGGTCCGATCTTAGGACCATTTGACAATGAGTCTGCCCACCCTTCGCTAAAACGAACATGATGGCCCAATTCGATCTTCCGAAGATCTCCCTGAATGTTTCCCAGTCCTTCGAGGAAGGGGTTGGACTTTCTCCAGGATGGGTGTGAATCCAAACCCTGGTGTATCTCCAAGGTACTACACGCTTTTTGGTCATTGCCTCCCCTAATTCAGAGAGGGACTCATCATCCATTTCTGTTGTGGCCGAAGAACATTCCTGTTTCGGGATGATTAAGGACTCGACCACCAAATTATCCTTTTGATCTTCGAGATACCCGAAGGCTGAAACTTCGGTATCTCCCCGATCTCGAAGCCACAGAAGATGATTCCATGCCTCCGACGTAAAATGTAATATCGGACTTTTGTAGGGTGATGGAGCTACGGGTTTCGGATCTACCACCTTGAGTTTTGGCGTTGTTACCATTGATTTTTCCTTGGAACGAGATTTACGTTTTCTTTTATTTCGCCACCGACTCAATTTAATCCTCCTCTTCTTCTAATTTTGTTAAGCACTCAGGATGGTACAACGAACCATCTTTCAATGTTCCGCACTGCTGACAAACCCATTCCCCACAATAAGAGCACCCCCTTACTTCAACGTCGAGACCGATCACTCCGCACTCGCTGCATTGTTTTAGGCTCTTGTCGTGACAATCGGAGCAGAGATTATCTGAATGCACACAAGCAGAGCATAGGGGTATGTCGCAATGCTCACATGAGGTCATGCAGTGGGAACAAACATAATCACCACACATATCACAAAATTCGAAGCATGATTCACATACCAAGTGGCCGCACAAGGGACAGCGGCTCAGATGCTCAGAGCAGAATGATTCCATGCACAGAGCACAGTTGTTTCGGCAACTTGGGCATACCAGGGATTCACATGCCGTACAGGATATTAAATCCTCCGGATCACAGGGGTCCTCACACCGATCACAAGTTTGAACTTCCCCGTTCCAGACTTCCAACTTAATGTAGGGAGAATCTTCGTTATATTCCTCTAAAATATCCTCGACTGCCTGTCGGATACCCCTCAAATCCAACAGTTTTGCCATGTTACGAATTAGCTGAGTATTGCTACCCAGACAGATAAAACCGTCGTTGCCCACATGAGGATGAGGGTATCCCCCATGGCTCTCAAGGGGATTTAGGTTAGTAATGTGAATTCGAATCTCCCTTTCGGGAAACTCGAAGTAATGCCATGGAATCCGAACTAGAAAAGGTCCGCATTCTATTCCCCTAAGATGCAGAGTCGGCGTTACCCAAGTCCAAACATTCAAGGAATTTGAAGAGTTAAACCATCTTCCATGTTCCATCGGCAGTTCTTGCTTCAACCGGAGTGCGATACACTCCGATTCCCCCAGTAAGGATGGGATCACCTCAGGCACTCTTTCTCCCAACCTTCTCTGCATTCGGTAAAGCATCGCATGATCCACTTGGGATTTCTCCAAGCCTTTCATGAATCTCCGAAGGTCCGAGAGGTTACTACGGGCCATAGACATGGCCCATAATATCTGATTTCGGGTTCGAGCTTTCAGAGTCCGATGGAGAAATCGATTATGCAATTTTATTTCTCGTACTGAGCGACTCATGGGGACCTCCTTAGTGTCGGCACTCACAACAAGTGATAGGATTTGTGGTCGAAACACATTTCGGACATATCCAACGACCGCATATTGAACACTTGCTTAGGCAATTATTACAGTGTGAAACGCCACATATGAGACACCCGAGTGAGGAACCCAGCCTCACATACCGTGAGCATACTGGACAAATTATCGCACATGAGGAGCAAAGAAGTTCGCCGTCTGTAGTACGGGCTGCCCCGTTCTCCTCTGTGACGGGTTCTCCACACCATGAGCAGCTTCTCACACTTCGGCTCCATCTCGTCCATTTGATAAAAGGCGAGTCTGGATTGTAAAGGGACAGAAGAGATTCTATGGTGTCTTTAATTGTTCTGAGGTCCAATGCCCAGAAACAATTTTCCATCGCGTTTCTGTTTGCACCCAAACAAAATCGGCCATCTCGATCTGCATGGGGATGCGGATAACCTTCGTGAGGACTTTTTGGGTTCAAATTCCGGATTCTAATGTCAATTGTTGTGGGGTAGAGGAAAGCAGACCAAGGTACAAATACTTTGTATGGCCCTATGAGTTTCCTCTTAAGATAAATCTTCGGAGTTGTCCATACCCAAGCTATCCCTAGGGTTTCCGTTTGTGTCACGTCGAATTCCGAGGGTAACCAGCGTACTCGATATTTAACATTGGGTAGGGGCTTGCACCATACCTTAAGTTCTTGGAGGAATTCCTCATATTGAGATTTCGACGAAGCGATAATCCCCCTTATTTCAGCCAACGATCTTTGTGCTTCTCCCCATGATTTGCGATGAATCAAATTCAAAGTCAGATTGGTCTGGGTTCGTAACTTCTCGCAAGAACCGAGAGCACAAAAATTTGCTCGTGTTATCGAACTTCGCTTTTGAGCCATTCGATGCTGTTGCACCCTTTGGACCAATCGACAATATAATTGAATGACCCTTCTTCTTTCTTTTGTCATGACCGATTCTCCTATAAAGGAATGACAATAAGAAAAAGAGGGGGAATTGCCCCGCATAGGACAACTCCCCCTTCTCCGATTAGGCTCCACCCACCTTTCGAGGACTGAGCGTCAGCTCATCCCCGTCCGAGAAAGCCTGATTTCCCGTCTCGGAAAGAAGTTGGCCGTTCAAACGAGCTGACATCCGCTCGCTCCACCCCGATCCTTTCAATTCGAGGAGATACTGTTGGGCCGTTTTCGATTTCGACACCAGGGTCTCGTCCAAAGTACCTGCCTCGTGGTCCGACACCAAAATTCTGCGATTCTGACTCTCCATGTCTTTCTCCTATGACGGTATGATCTCAAAACCCATTTCCGTTGCTACCGCCTGAACCAATCGGAAATGGTATCGGCTTGTTTTTGAGCACCCTTTGCTCAAAATAAGAACTTTGTCAGTACCAAGTCTCTTGGCAATTGCATCCCGATAGGACCACAAAATAATCCCATCTGTCCTCAAGTGCCGCGTTCTTGCTCCTCGCCCTTCCAAAAAACGAATCACCACGTAACGATTCCCATACCTCACACAATACACCTCCTTTTGTAACAAAAAACTAATAATAAGAACTCACGATCCACGGTTCCCAGCCTACCCGACTCGTCAAGCGGCGGCCTCGCGGGCGACGCCCGCAGGCGTCCCGTGCCCGCTCGCACGGGAAAGGGACCCCTTTACGGAAATTGGTATTAGCAACGGAAATGAAAAAATTGAGGAGACGAGGTTGGAATGGGGCATGGGAGATTCTCCGCTTCTACAAGGTGTTGACGAGGCCCCCTCTCACTGTCACAGAACCAGCAGCCGCAGCTTTCGCTTGTACTTTCAGACCTTGGCAAGCATTCAGAAGAACATGGCAGTGAGCGAAATGTCCAGCAGTCAAAGTGTGAAAAGCGGCTGAGCCGGTCGTGTAGGACGCAAACAAAAGATTGGTCAAAGAGGAATTTCCGAAATCCGCATCTGCCAAATATTCGTACCATTCCCCATTCACATGGTCCCGAAGCAGAATCCGAATACCCGTCGTAGCCTGGGAGGCATGGTCGTTCTCAATCTCCAAATTCACCGTTCCGGACAGGTGGCGATAACCTTCGAGAGTGAGAATGTCGGTCCAGGTATCAGCGGATGCGATAGCCGCAGACCCGTGAAAGTTCATATAGTGATGTTCCATTTTATCCGGCTCCTTTAGTCGTCGGCAAATCGAAATCCCATCTGACGTATGAGATTTCCGAGTGTTTCTTTGGTTTGAGATTGGAACAATGGAAGTTTGTTTGAGGGCTTCAAGGTCGGAGCTTGTTCAGAGAGTTCCTGCCTACCCACACAAATCCGATCCCCTCGGGTTATAACCTTCAAACCTTGTTTCTTGGCCCAGTCAACAATTTCTTTTTGTGCCCGGTCCCACGTTTTACAAGAGGGTACCCATTCGGTTTGTGTTTTCCCACATGCAGCCAACTTGTCCTGGATTTGGACAATCCAACTTTGAGCCCTCAGGGACGTTTTCGATGTGTCGAGTTGTTCAAAGGTTCCCATCATTCCAACCTCGTTGTTTAGAATTCCTGAGTAATCACGATTCCATTAGCCCCATTTTGTCCGTTGGCTCCATTGCCGTTAGCGTAGTCCGAGATGTTACTTGAGCCATCTGATTGTTTTCCGCCTCCCGCAGTACCTCCCACTCCTCCTGCTGAAGTGCAATATGAGATTCCGGTACCCAAATGGTACCCAACTCGAAGAGTGCCGCCACCACCTCCTCCCCCGCCTCCGCCTCCACCCCAGTAAGTGGACGGAGCAGCCATAGCTTGCCCATCGGCACCATCTTCCCCGGCTTCACCACTTGTTGTGATGCCCCCCGAAGCTTCAATTACAAGCTCGAAGGCATCCAGGAATAAAACGCCGCCGCCTCGTCCTCCTCGTCCCCCATCTCCACCGGGACCCATAGGAGAACCCTGTCGGGCACCACCACCGCCACCAGATCCGGCTCCTCCGGGGAGAGGAAGAACGGAATCATACCCCGCATGATAGCCGTGAGCGATGGGGGGATCGCATGCAACTCCCGGACCCGTTACCCCGTTGTTCGCGGTGAATACTCGGGGTGTAAAAGGACTTCCCTCCGACACTTGTATGTACAAATCGTATTGGGAACCCCCGCCAGCGTAGCCAGCAGTGCCTCCCCCTGGTCCACCTCCTCCTCCCTGGGACAAACTGAGCCCACTTGTGGGAGCGACGCCTGCAGACCCCACAGTATCGATATCCGTAGCTCCTTCACCCCCCGAAGCGTAATAAGGGATTGATGCAATGGCGGGATTGAGGCCCCCTCGAATGTAACCACCTGATTTCACCCAGACTTTTCCATTTGCCTTGATCCCGTAATTCTCTCTCGTAGTGTCCGGCCCCGACACCAAGATTCCGGGAGATTCGATGGTGATATTATGGAACTGGAAATCTCGTTCCAGAATAAGAGTGTCCCCACTGAGAGTCCACTTGCCACCGACCGTCGAAATGATATTGCCATCGTTATCGAGCCAGTCAGTACCATCGAAAGAAAGATTTCCGTCTGATCCGTCGCCGAATCGACCTTGGAGGAAAAGGTCTTCGATTCTGAGATGTTGCTTTGTCATTCGAAACTCCTATCGTAACGTAAAGCTAGAGGCTACGAGGTTGGAATGAACCATTGCAATTTATCCTGCTTGGACCCAAAATTCAACATCTAAATAGACAGGGTCCCGATCCTGTGATATTCTTGGAGGGTCTTTGGTGGAGACTTTCAATGTTCCCTGAGTATCCGGCTTGTACCCAATGTCCTTTACATGTCAATTCCCAAAACCCTGGAATTGCAACTCGACCTGCTTTTTCCGGCTACAGTCCTGCGAAGCCACAAAAGGACCAAGCATTACTGATTGTTGGGGGAGCGACTTTTCAATCCGAAGATCTGACTAAGATTCCCTTCGGTGGAAACTTACGACCTTTCCTAGAGAAATTGTACCTTCAAGCTTTCGAGTTGGCTGAGTGTGCCGATCTTTACGTGACGAATATCTGTCGTTGCCGGACTGCTCCGGGGGGACACCCCACGAAAGGACAGTTAAAGCGATGTCGAGTCTATTTGGATTTAGACATCCAACATCTGCAAGAACACTATGGTCGTGTCGTTGTGTTAGCTCTGGGTGGCCAAGCGATCAAAGGAATTATGGGGACATCCTTGAAGGTACACTTTAGTCACCAGGGAATCGTGTACCATCCCGGAGAAGGGTGTGCCGTCGCTGTTTACGCTTCGTATCATCCTTCTATTTTGTTTCCCGGCCAACAACCCAATCTTTTGAGTGTTGTTCGGGATCATCTTATTCGGTTGGTCTCGGACCTGAAAGAAAAACCATCCAGGAAAGTGGATAAACCATCTTATGAAATTCTCTCCCCCGTACCCTCTTACCCCGTCTCACGACTTTCGTTGGACATCGAAACTTATGGAGCAATAGAAACTTATCCTCCCCAAACTTGTTTCCATCCTTTCAAATCAAGGTATTTTGATAAACCTGAACTGTTGGTTTGTTCGGTTGCTTTGTCCTGGCGAGATCCCCAAGGAATGATTCGGTCTACTTTTTTTCCCTTGGATAAACCCGATGCTCGAAATCTTTTGATTCGCCATCTGAGACACGGTGTCAACTGTGGTGCTGATATTTTGGGCACCAATCTTCTTTTCGACCTGATGTATCTCCGAAACTTAGAGGGTCGATTGGCTCAACTTCTCCGTCCTCCTGTGCTCTTAGTAGACTTGATGGTGCTCAACTATTTGCATTCGGAGCAACGTCCCGAACGATCCCTGAAGGCTCTTGCCAATCTTTTTGGAGTGGCTTGTTACGACGAATCCCAATCCTTAAAACATTATCGTTACCCCTCAATCTTAAACCCTGATTTTATGTCTTATAACGTGTTGGATACCGTAGCAACCTTGAAGCTGGTTGAGCAATTAGAATACGCCATACAACAAGATTTCCCCCAATCGGATAAAAGCTCAGACTTCAGCAAGAGTTGGTACTCAAAGCTCTTGTGGACGTGTCTTTACATTAGCGAATCCGGTGTC